GGTGTTTTATTTTTAAATAATTTATAATTAGTAATTCTATTATCAGGATTACTATATTTCTTTAAATCCATTATCCTTAAGTTATTTTCTACCTTATCTATATTCTCTAAGTAAGACAAAGCAGATTTTCCCCATCTTTTATCATCTTTGTATTCATACATTAATTGTATAAATGTATCTATGTTTCCATCTTTCCATTTCTCAGCTATCTCTTTTTTAAATTCAGTTCTTATTCTAGGAACAGGCGGTTTTAAGTTGTCTGATTTATCTCCGTCTAATACTCTAAATGATAATAAATCACTCTGAGATACTCCAAATTTCTGAAATACTAAATTACTATCTACAAACTTAAAACCTTTATTGTATTCATTAGATACTTTAAAGTCATCTAACAGTTGCCAGAAATCTTTATCTCCTGAGTATATTATTATCTCATCAAATTTATCTTTACTGGAGTAAGCTAAACTAGCAATTAAATCATCAGCTTCAGAGTATTCTCCTTTAGCAAAATAGATTTCATTTATGTTAGATAAAATATCTATTATATCATCAGTTAATTCGTGAACTTGTTTTTTACTTTCTCTATTTGATTTATATTCTTCGTCAATTCTGTTTTTAGTTCTTATTCCATCCATGCAAAATATCAATTTAAAATTATCATATTTATTAAAGAGTCTCTCTACAAATAAAGAAAAACCTAATATAGTACCTGTATTTATCTTTTCTCCATCTCTTTCTATAAATATGTCTTTAAACCCATAAAAATATTTGTTCAACATATGGTTATAGTCTACTAATATAAGTTTCTTACTCACTTTTCTCCCCCACAGAATATTTAATTAAACTCATTAATTTCTTAGAATTTTCAGGATTAACGTTATAATAGTTTAGAATACTACTTGTTAACTCTATAAAATCTCTTCTTTGAATAATACCCGTAAAAATACTCATAACTATCCTAAGATTAAATTCTATTTCGGATTTATCATAATCTCCTAATATTTTATTATTATATAATAAATCTATTAATTCATTAAATTTTTTATTATTTATTTTAAAATATCTATGATTAGTATTTTTATCTATGTATTCATTTAAAAATATTTTATTTCTCTTAAGATTAATTATATCTTCTTCTTCAAATAAAAATTCAGGTATAAACACAGTTGTAAAAACCTCCTAATATAACCCTACTAAAAGTTTAACATATACAATCAATAAAGTCAACTGTTAAAAAGAAAAGAGCTACACATAATATGTAGCTCGAAAAAGGATGGGTGTCGGAGGCGAGATTTAATCTACATCCTGAAATCAATATAATACAGTGTTTTTATGTTAATATTAGATGTAGTTCCGTCTGTTCTTCTATATTGAATTTCTCCATCGGTATCTGTATAAATATTAAAAATCCCATCTCTTACTTCTCCAGCTTCATTAGTAGTTGTAGTTTCTACTTCTAATACCTCTATGGAAGTTTCAGTATAGTTGGAGTATAACTCTACATGAGAAGCATTTCCTTGATTTGTATGAGAAACTAATAATCCAGCTTCTACATTTATTCCTTTAGGAACTTTAACATATAAAGAAGTTAAAGTAGTTGGAGGAGCATTATCGTCTATAACATCTCTTTTTGGTTTATAGAAAGTTTTTAGAGAACCATCTGGTAATTCAATATCATTGGTAGGAACTATGTTTCCAGAAGAATCGGTTTCTACTACATTAACCCTTTCAAACTCAGTTAAACCGTTGGAACTAGAAAGAGCTAATAAGTTAGTAGCATCTATATCGGTATCGTATCCGTAGTCGGTCTGAGAGCCATCCGGTGTACTCAAAGCAAAAACAAAATAAGTAGTATCTGCTGTCTTAGATAATCCATTACCTAAACCTCCGTTTCCATCTCCGGGAGTCCAAGTACCACTTAAATCTTTCTCATAAGCATTTTGAGTTTCTATTATAATATCTCCAGACCTAGACTTAATTAAACCAGTATTTATTAATAATAAATTATTAGGGTCTGAAGTAGCATTAGATGTAGTAAATCCTTGAGGTCTAAATCTCAATTTATTAAAATAATTTAAAGTTACAGGGTCTTTTAAGTCTTCAGGTTCATTAAGATTCTTAATACTATTGTTATCCATATTTAAATCACCAGACATAGAGTTAGAACCGTCTGTATATAAAACTCCACTAACTTGAGAACCCGGTAATATATTTTCAACTTCACTACTCAAATCTATCTTAGAAGGATTACCTACACCTCCTATATGCTTATGCTCATTTAAAGCTTCTATGGTAGCATATCCCACTGTAGGAGATAATTCTATATTAACTTCAGTTAGATTAGCTATCTCTAGAATTAATCTTTCTCTAAAATCTAAAACAGTACCATCTTCAGGTAAATTTTTATAAAACTCAGGATGTTCCCCTACAGCAAATAATTCATTACTCTCTGTAAATATTCCAACCTCTCTAACGTAAAAACCCCCCACATCATTAGGAACAAAAGTAATTATGTCTAACCATGTAGATACTTCTGGATTTATAGTTACTACATCTATCTCCTTACGATAAACCTCATTTATCAAAGATGTTTGACTCTGATTAGGTGGAGTAGGATAACCTCCACCATCTCCCCATGCAAAATATTTAAGAACTATAGGAGTTCCATTAGCAATACTATCTAATATTAAGTTTATACCTACTGTAGTTAAAATTGGTGTATAACGCTGTACCATATTATATATCTCCTATTTATATATTAATTATAATATAAATTCAATTATCGGCAATTACCCATGTGCTTAAATCCCAAGACTCTACATCAAAAATAAGGTCATTAACTCCATAATACCATAACTTATCATCCCAACGATAAACATCCCATATTATATATATTGAATCTGGAAAGAAAGTATAATCAGAAGTAGCTTGATAAACCATTGCAGTATTAAAAATAGTATTGTCCAATCTAAATTCTACCTTCAGATAATTCATTAAAGGATATACATACTGCTTAGTAAATCTTATTATTCTCTGAATAACATCCAATCCAGCTACTGAATTTGGATTGAAAGATAATAAATCTATTCTGAAAGTATGAGGTTCTTCTAAAGGGTCAGCTTCAAACCACTCTGTTAAAATATATTCTACATTCAATAATCTGAGAGCAAATTCCAAACCTCTCCTACTTCCTTTATACATATGTATGAAAGTTAAAAAAGATAAGAAAGTTCTTAACTCATCTTCCTGTAAAGATAATGTATCAGTTATATACTTATAACCAGTCTCCTCTAATATAGCATAAATATCTTCAAGAGGAACATCTTGAAGATTTGCATATTTATTCTTTATAGCTTCAAATCTATAAGCTAACTTATCAGCATACGGATAATCTACACTCAAAAGCCAATCTACAGCATCTGCAAATTGTTGCACTAATTCTTGCTTAGAAAAATTTTCAGGTATCCACCTACGGACAGAGTGATTAAACATTATCCAATAAATCCCATTTCCGACAATCTAACTATAATATAAACAATTTTCTATATTGCTCTAAGAGACATTTATATTATTAGTTATCTTTATATAGTCAGACCAATTATAATTAAATATTATCTCATCCTCATTAAAAAATTTCCATAGAATATCATTATCTCTAGTGTAGGTATCTTCCATGTATAGATTTCCAGATACATCAGATGAAGGTATAGCTATGTCAACTTCTATTTGAGTATTACCTCCAAATAAAGAAGAGTCTATAACTTGGTAATATCCATCATTTCCATTTGAATTTTGTATTCTTATAGTATCATTAGGTAAGAAGTGTTCAGTTTTATCTCCAGCCACAGTGAATTTTTTAGTTCCTTGATTGACACCTATTATAGGATAGTAATTAATATTTTTAAATGTTGGTTCTAGGGATTTAGATTTACCTTTGAATCCTATACATTCATAGGAAAAATCACCCTCTAATATAGAATCTCCAATAGAATAATAGGTATCTGATTGCCAAGCAGGGTCGCTGTTTACTTTAGGTTTAGTTACCCATATAAGTTCATTATCTTCAGTGAAATCTTCTAAATCTGTAGAAAAACTAGGAATAGAACTCCCCGATTTTTTTCTTATTTTAACACATTCAAACATCAAATCTATAGCTGGAGGAATTAATGATGTACTCTTGACTAAATCCCCAACTTTATAGTATCTTTCAGGATACCAATCTGGGGGATTTTTACAGTATCTAGGCATACATTTCCAAACTATATCTCCACCTTCTATCTCATCACCTATATTATAACTCCAGATAGGTTCAGATGACTCAGATTGAGATATAAAATCCCAAGCCATATATATTTTTCCGTTAGGTGTAGTTGGAGTTATGAAATCTCCCAACCTGTATAAATTATCTGATTGCCAATTATTTGTATCTACTGATACTCTGACTCTCTTAACATAGGAATAATCTTCTAAATCTCTTTCCAATATCTCTAAATCAACATAAGGATTAAGAGTTTTCTCATACTCCTGCATAACAGTATTAACATCTTGTTCTACATCAGTAGTAGCTATTACTGCTTCTAGATTTTTTCTTATATTAAAATTTAATTCTAATTTAAAATGTCTTGGGTATGTTATTCTGGGTAGAGGTATCCCCATAGCTTTTATGTCTTCAAAATGAGTCAGTAACTCTGAAATTTCATTATCCTCTAAAATAGTATAATCATCTCTTATATAAGTTAAATCTATAATAGCTGGACTAAAATCAAAATAATTAGTATCAACTAAATTATATCCAAAACTTCTAAACTCCTTAAGAAAATCTTCTCTACCCCTAATAGTAACCTGAGTTTCATGATATAATGGAGCATTAACTCTTATACTGTCATTTGTCTCAGGGGCTACATAAGATAATACATCGGATATTGAATCTATAGTTCCATAATCTAAATCTAAATCTCCAATATCATAATCCAATTCAGATAATTCTATATATTCGATACTTAAAATATCTGTAGGAGTATATACATAATTACCTTCTTGTAGATACATAATATCCACAGCTCCTATAGGATTAGATACTATTACATATTTATCATTAAACAAATCTTTAAGATTATCAGAGTGAGGTACTACACTTCCATTTAATTTAATTCTAATATAATCACTTACATTAGTGGAACTAAATCTGAAAACCTTTAATCCATCAGTATCCACAGTCAGGTCTTCATTTCCTAAATCACCTATGTAAACTTTTATAGTAGTCTGAACTCCTTTATTTAGCTGAACCTCTCCTACAGTTACTAATTGTAAATCTTTAGCACTTCCAACAACAGTAAACTCAGGTATGAATCCAGTTATATTAGGAGTTATAACTAACTCAACTATCTCATTTTTACCTCTTGATACAGAATATCCTAAATTCTGAGCTATTCCTATTAAAGAAGACCTATTATTAGCATAGGTAATAAAATTCTCTCTTCTAGATACAGTGGCTAAATAAGACATAAAAGCTCCAAAAGCAGCTAATAATCTTATAAATAATCTACCGGTAGAAGATTGATAAAAATCTTTCCACTTTTGGGAATCTGCTTGATTATCGAAATAGTCAATTAAACTTTGTTCCATCTGAGAAAAACTTAAAGCATCTAGTCTCACAACCATTATAAAACACCAACCTTTTCAGTAATATTAAATTCCCCCGAAAATCCTTGAATAGTAAAAAATAAATTAGCAACATAGTTGTTATTATCATAATCTGGAACTACATTAGATTTTTGCATATTTAATTTAACTCTAGAATCCCATATAGTTATATCATTTATAATATCCTGAAATAGAATTAAAGCTCCTGTATCATCAATTTGTTCAAATAGATAAGACGAATCCTCAAAACCGAACTCAGGTAAAAATAGAACTTCTCCTTTTTTAGTTTTAATTATAGTTTGAATACTTTGTATGACAGAATTTAAATCATACACTTGAGGTTTTAAGTAAGGGGTATTTGCATTTATGTCTGAATATAAGGGCATAGTTAATCCTAAATTTA